CTACATCAGCTATAGTATCATCCATATTGGTGTGAGTCATAGCTACGATGTAAGGGTTGGAACCTATTGGGCCTAAGAAAACAGGAACTTGGTCAGCTCCGTGTTTTGTTTGTTTCTTTACTACTCTGATGTTTGCACTTTCTGCATCTCCAGAGTGAATAATAATAGTGTTCATTTCTTTGTCGTAAAAATCATAAACATCAATACCTTCTGCACTATAGTTAGAATCCCAGTCTATTTCTATGCCATATTGTGCAAGTATCTGATCTCTGGTCTTTGGTACTTTATGACAAGCCCATTCTAGCCCATCAGATCCAACACTCCAGTATGTGTGCATTGGATCCCAGGGAGTTATATCTACATAGGTAGCTCCGTCTTTGTTTTTTGCAAGAACTGCTCTTCCTGCATACCAACCTCGTAATGCACTGTACCATGCGAGCTGATCTCGGATAGATGGCATCATCATTCGGCATAATCTTTCATCGGCTGATTTTGTAATACCGATTAAAAATCTTTCTTTCATATCATTTTTTTCACGCAAATCTGAATCTGCCTGATCGTGAGGAATACTGACTGTCATTTCTGCCCCAGTAATCCAACCAATAATTTTTTGTGCATAGTTGTGTGGTTCATTAGACGTATATGACTGGTATCCTTCACCAGCATCATATGGGTCTAATCTGTATAAAGAATGGTCATCTTGCATCCTTTGCCTGAGTGGTTCTGTTGCTGTATAGTGAGCATCCACTAATCTCACGATATCTTCTGGTTTTCTTCGTACCATTTACGCCCACCTTTTTACACGAATCGTGTCTCTGTTTTGAACATATCCATAGCCAAATCTATCGACAAGTCCATAAATTAATGCTTTAACGCTATGATTATACTTATCTTCTGGCACTTCGCCAACTATGTTGCCTTCTCTGTCGGTTTTCCACCTGTATGCTTTAGTCTGTCCATCAAATGGATTAGGTGAAGCTCCAAACTCTGACAATATTCCCTGACATTTTGGGTGTATAACCACTCTTGCCTCATGGGTACTAGGGTCAATTTTAAGCCAAGACTTCAATCGTTCAGTGCCTTCGTTAATTTTTATCTTTTGACTAGACATATATAATCCAGCTTTGTCTAACCATAGCTCTGCAGGTGCGGCCATAGCCTGATGTTGGTTACCTGCAACGTCAATCACGCCGAATTGTACATCACCCCACCATGGTTTTGCAGTAGCAATATCAATGATTTCGTCAGTAATTAACGCTTGTTCGTAGATTTCGTCAATAATTCGTATCTGTTCGTTCACAATCTGCACTGCAATTAATGCGTATGCCCCTGCGTAACCCGGGTCAATCCATATGTGAACGGGTTCTCCCTTTTCATATTCCACATCTTTGACGTGCATATCGGGTCTGAACTCTGGAAATACCAATCCTCTGGGAGGACTTGGCTTACCTGCGATACGTTCCATAAAAAAATCATCACTGGATAGTGATTCCAGTCGTTTTATTTCTGGGTCATCTCTACCTTCTGGGTATAAATTAATATTAGTCCAGCTCGGTAAACTCCATGACCTAGCTTCTTTATCTGCACCACTACCCCATGCGGTAAACATTTGTGGATACCAACCAAGAGAACCTTCAAATGTCCCTGAAAGGAATAACCATCCTTTCTTCGGTGCACACCTTCCCATCAATCTGTGAAAAGTATCTAAGTCTAGCTGTGATGCTTCGCACCCTAAAATACCATTCGGTGCTTTCATCGCTAGGGTTCTATGGTCTTTGGCAGATTTCGTTTCTATCCTCGTACCATCTTTCATTAAAATATATCCTGGGTCTACCCTTTTAGAACATTCGGCTAATAATCCGAGTTCCGTAAAGTTATCCCTTAAATATTCGAATTCAGCCCTCGTACGTTCATAATCTGCTGCTACCAGCCAGTATAATCCAGCACCATAGGTTTCTTCGTCATGTAAGAAATATTGGTACAACAGGTATTTACTAGCTATCATGCTTTTTCCTGCCTGCTCACCACCAGCTACGAGATTAAACCTGTAAGGGGAATCAATAATATCCTGTTGTTCCCTCGTTGGCTTAAAACCAATGTGGTTAAACACGATGTCCCTTATACTAGGTTTCTTTGTTTCTGTGGCCATTACTGCTTCTTGCTTAATATATCGTCAAGAGTATCTTCCATCTTCTCTGGCAAAGGATTTTCCAAGTTCTTTTTTACATCTGACCTTGCAGCCTTACGCCACTCGGTGATTAATTCCTTCGCTGTATCTTCACCAACAACCGTTGTAGGCTTGAATATATGGCTAAGATAAGCATTTAATAACGAGATCAATAAAATATCTCCACCTTTACCCTTATCAGGATTGCGTATCCTGTCAATCGCAACCTCCAGCATACTTTCCCCAAAAGCTATCTTCGCTTTCTCTAAATTATCCTTGAACTCAGGATCATCCTTCAACCACCTGTTGTATGTACGCTGCGATATCCCAGCTTCCTTCAACGCTTTCATATTCCCACCAAACTCCTCAACAGCAGAGATCAACAACAACTGATTGCGTCTCTTCTTCTCTTCCTGCGTAATTCCCTTACGTGCCTCTTCTTGAGGGTCGATAGCCATAAACAAGAAAGCCTTTCTTTCTTTTATTTAATTTTCTTTCTTTATAATTATATTATTATAATATATATATATTAATATAATTACAAATTACAAATACCTTAAGGTAAATTTGTAATTTGTAATTAATATATATTAATTATATTAATTACGTCTGTAATTACAAACTTTTACAACGTAATTACGTTTGTAATTTACCTCAATCGTTCTTCATTTTATACGCTGGATTTCTTAAATGTCAATAAAAATGACAAATTACAAGCAAATTACATTGTAATTACATTGTAATTAGGCCTGTAATTGTAATAATTTAACGCTTTTTATGCAAAATTACGTTACTTGTCAAGTTGTCAAGGAACCTCTTTAGGCGAAATTAAATGTACGGTGGTATCTTCTACCCCTATAGTTATTCTTTAAGCCCTGCTCCCCCTCTTGTTACTGCTGCTGACGGATGACGACTGGAAGGATTGTTTTTTTTAAATTTGGGAAGTGGTACGTGTTTAAACGTTTAGGTAATCCCGACTGTGAACAGTCAGGGAATTAATGACGTACAGATTAAGGTAGTCGTTTAAACGTTTATATATACCATTGTTTAAACGCCCAACGTTTAAACGTTTATATGCTTACGTGTTTTTATTTATAGTCGGACACTATGTAATATCTTCAAACCGGCTCATTAATACCGGCGATTATTATCATTCATCGGCCCGATGTTTAAACAATTACCTTGATATTTGTACATGGGTTAATTGTTTAAACGTCTAGCCATTTTGTAACATGATTGTAACATAAAAACTATTGACACTTATCACGATATCATATACTATTGGGTTAGGGCATCTATAGCCCAAATATAAAGAGGAGGTTTTAAAATGGTTACAGCAATTAAGACAAGGGAGCAATGGTTAATCGATATCAAAAATGATGTCGAGGTATCAGTATTTAACAAGCATGGTTACAAACTACCAAAGAAAATTAACTTAACAGTGTCCGAACCAAAAGGTAGAAAATCCAATGCTAAAGGCGGTAAGGTTATTGGACAATGTTTAGCGACTGAGTTAAGCACCGGAGGATTTAACGAGATATATATTACTCCTGATAATGATGGTCAAACTGTTGAGAACTCAGTAAAGGTTATAGGGATAGTTATCCATGAACTAATACATGCTTATGATGATTGTAAGTCTGGACACAAGAACGTACAAGTTGAAGATTCTAATAAAGACCCGTTTGTAAAAGTCATGAATACAATCGGGTTAACTGGAAAACCAACTGCTACAGTTATTGAAGAAAAATCAGAACTTGATAAACTTGCTAGAAAATTAATAAAGAAGTTTGGTAAATTCCCACACTTTGAAGTTAAAGAGAACCCAAAGAAACAAGGTACTAGATTAATCAAAATATCTTGCTCTAATTGTGCAATGATATTGAGAGGATCGCAAACAGTTATTGACGCCGGTATATTCAATATTTGCCCAAGTTGTGAAGCTGAGGAATCGTTAATAATTGATGAATAAAATAAGGTTATATTAGTAGAGCGTTTAAACGCTCTACTAATAACCATTAAGGAATAATAACAATGAACAATTCACTAATGACAATCAAAGACATAGCAAAATATTTACAAGTTAAAGAACGTACAATTTCCAGTTGGATTAATAAAGGAACAATACCACACATTAAACTAAGCAATAAAGCCATTAGATTTAATTTAAATACCATTAATGAATGGTTAAGTAGCAAGGAGGTAAGCGTTTAAACAGCTAACAAGGTTAGATTTATGTCTAACCTGATATGTTCAAGTATTTAATTTGAGCATATCAATTTTAGACATAAATATTATAGAAAGGAATAATATTATGGAAAATTTGAAAGACTATTTAGAAGAGAATTTATTTGAAGATTTGAGGGATAGTGACGAATTAGAGTCTGGACTTGCTGACGCTATAGTTCAAGAGTTAGGTACTGATACAACAGACTATACAGAAGAATCATTAGATGATGTATTGGTATCTTATATCATGGAACAATTAAGCAATAGGGTTAGTGTAGAAATAGCCAACATGAATTATATTGTCAAGGTTATTCATGTTGATAATTCAATAAATAATCAACCCTCTTATGATCGTGCTGATATATCAGGCGAACGACAAAGACAAGCCATGATACCGGCTAGTGTTGGCTATATGCTTGACTTAATAGAAGAAGATTTAACAGAACAAATAGATTATATAAGGGTTGAATGTTTTGACCCTGACTTAATAGAAGAATATTTAGAACTTAATCATGGCGTGGAGGTAGCCGAATAATTTACACAAGATTAATTATATATATAGTAGCTAGTTGTTTAAACAACTAGCTACAGAATGGAGCAATTAAAATGGGAAATAGAGCAGTATTAGAATTAGAACAATCAGGGTTAGGAATTTATATGCACTGGAACGGAGGTAGAGATAGTATAGAACCATTGTTACACGTTGCTAAAGAATATAAAATACAAAGTAAAGGAAAATATTTTTTATTGTCTAGCTTATGTAAAATGATAGCAAACTCTTTTACTAGTACTTATAGTCCGCCTGTTGAAGCAAACCCTATTGATACACTTGATTGTGATAATTTCGATAATGGAGTCTATGTAATAAATTCTAATTTAGATATAGTTGATAGAAAATTTACCAGATATTCTGAACAAAACGAACACGACTTTAAAGGCATGGTAGAGTACATAAAAGAAAAAAATGATGAATTTTTTATCACTAATAATAGTAAAGATTAATTATATATATAGTAGCTACACGTTTAAACGTGTAGCTACAGAATGGAGTAAAACATTATGAGAATTTTATGTTACCAATATGAAGCAGATTATCATTGTATAGAATGTACAGCTAACCGGTACGAGAACAACGGGTTCAAAGATTATGAAGATAATAAACTAATAGCACAATATAAAGTTGATAGAATATCCGGCAGTCTCTTAGAAGATTCAAGAGGTGATGAAGCATACGACAAAGAGGGCAACCCTGTATATGTAGTCTATTATGGTGATGAATGGCAAGAACTCGATGAATCGTATCTATCAGAAAACCCTATACAGTATATGACTTGTGGCACGTGTAGGG